ATTAATCGTGCTGATGTTGATCCAACACTTGCTTGGATTGAAAAAATTACTGGCATCCCACACAAAGATTTTAAACTAGGTTCAACGGGTATTCGTGCCACATCAGGCGACATGGATATTGCTGTTAACCAAGCAGAGGTTGACAAAGCTGATTTATATAATAAACTAGCAGCATGGGCACAGCAGAATCATCCCGATGACGATGTTAGACAATGGGTAGCCAAGTCAGGAATTAGTGTTCATTTTAAAACACCAATCAATGGCGATCCCGAGCAAGGATATGTGCAAACAGACCTCATGTTTGGAGATCCTGAATGGATGAAGTTTACATTAAAGGGTGCTGGCGACGATACTCCATACAAAGGTGTTCATCGTAATATCCTAATTGCAAGTGTAGCAAAAGGCCTGGGGTTTAAATTTTCTCCCAAGGATGGATTAGTTAACAGAGAAACTGGCGACGTTGTTTCCAATAACCCTGATCAGATTGCAGAAATACTGCTGGGTCCAGGAAATAAAAGAGATGCACTTGACAGTGTTGAAAGTATCATTGCTAAACTTAAAGGCAACCCGGACTACGAAAAACTAACAGCAGATGCCAAGGAATATTTTGCAAGAGAAAACCTAACATTACCTGAATCAGTTACTGCAAAAGTGGGAACCACTGATTGGTTTAGTCAACTATCGGAGAGACTAAAATGAGACTCTGGGAGTTTACTCGGCCTGTAAAACGAGCACTGACAGAAGCTGCTCGTATCCAACATGCAGAAGATATTGTTTTCTGGGAAGGCAGTGCTGGTGCAACACGAGCCCTGCAAAGTCTACGTAACCTGGACCAAGGTGGGCATAAGGACGTAACAATCAAATGGGACGGATCTCCCGCAGTCATTTTTGGCCGCGATGCTAACGGTGAGTTTATACTAACAGACAAGTCAGGATTTACTGCTAAAGGATATGATGGTCGTAGCAAGAGTGCAGACGACTTAGAGCAAATGTTCCTAAACAGATCAGGTGGTCAGAACAGAGAAAACCCTGGCTATGTTAAATTTGCTGGCAATATGAAATCTATATTTGACGAGTATGAGAGAGCAACACCCAAAGACTATCGGGGTTTCTTTAAAGGCGACTTGTTATATTTTACTACACCTCCTGTTAAAGAAAACAATTATGTATTTAAACCTAATATCGTTGAGTATGCAGTAGACGTAAACAGTGACTTAGGAAAAAGATCGGCGCAAGTAAAACTGGTGTTGTTATTCACAGACAAGTACAGCCAGACGGCACAGAGACACCCTTGCAGGATCCTGATATCTTCTTGGGCAATGAAGTACTTGTTGTGCCTCCTGTTACTGCTGAACGAGCACCACAAGTGCCACATGCCGCCTTAAACAAGTTGGAACAAGTTATTAAGAAAGATGCCGCTGCTATTGACAGTTTATTAGATCAAAACAAATTACGTCAGATGCAGATGTCAGATTTCTCTAACATCCTTTATGCTTACACTAACAGCAAAGTAGACACAGGGCTAGGTGGACTTGGATCAGACTTTGACAAGTGGTTAGAAACTGCTAAAATAAGCGATAAGAAAAAAGCTAAGATTGCTGAGTATATCAACAGTAACCAAGCTGGATTTAGTGCATTATGGGAAACAGTAAACACTATTATGATGGCGAAAGATCAAGTTATTGCTGACATTGATGCACAGGGCGGCACTGTACAGCAGAGCATAGGTGGACAATCAGGCGGCGAAGGGTATGTATTAGCACACCCTGAAGGTGATATTAAACTAGTGCCAAGGTCCACATTTAGTGCAGCCAACCGTGCAGTACAACGATAAATATCAGTAAGGTGGGGATTAATTATGAAAATTTCAGATATTACACAACGTAGCCAAGCACAACATCTCGCAGAAGGTCGCAAACAGTTAGATGAGATAGCTCCTGCAGTTTGGGGTACCTTGGGTGTCGCCGGTGCAGGCTGGACAGCTATTGAAACATGGCAAAACTGGTTAGCATACGAGCGTGGTGAGATCGATAAAGAAGAACTTATTGCAAGAGTAGGTGGTGATGTAGCACTAGGATTAATCGGAGGTGGCGGCCTTGCCCTTACAAAAGCACTTGGTAAAGCAGGTTGGAGAGGAGCTAAAAGATTAATGGGATTCGGAGACGATCCAGCAAAACTTGCGCGACAGAAACAACTAGCTATTGACAGAATGAAAAAAGCCGAGGACGAGGTTGCCGCTGCTAAAAACAAAAAACCTACGACGCCTGCGGATAAAAAAGCAAATGCACAAGCAAAAAAACAAGCTGAAGAGGATTATAAACAGGCAAAAATAGACAAAAACAACTTAAGCCAGAGAATAAAAAAGGCTAGAATCCCGCCAACAAAAGGAGAACTTGTGAAGAATGCGGTCAAAGGCGGTGTGCTTGGACTAGCAGTTCCAGATTCGTTAGATCCGTTGAGAGATCCAACCTATAAAGCATTGGGCGGGGCTGATCCAACCGGCCAACCAAAAGCTGGTGAATCATTGGCAGATGCAGAAGCTAGGCGTAAAGCGGATGCGGTGCGCGACCAAAAAAGAAAAGTTAGATTCAGTGGGCCCAGTTCGCATCGTTCCGGCGTAGGAGTTATTGGGCAAGATCAATATGATATAACTAGCCAAGAAATTAAACGGTGGGAGATAGAAAAAGAAAAATTAGAGAAACTCGAAAAAGAAGCTGCAGAAGCCGCTGCTGCTGCAGAAGCTGAAAAACAAGCTAACCAACAAGATCAAAGTAAAGAAAAATAATATGTTTGAATTTTTACGAGAAGAACTAACTGAAGCCAAATACATGCGCACTCCCAGAGATACAGTGGGTCGCAGTGAAGATAATATTGCTCAGGGTTTCTTTGAACATCTATTAGTGCTACAGCAAATGCGTTTTGAAAACCCAAGTTGGGCTAAAAAATATGCCAAAGACACCCTGCGTTTTATGAACTTTAGTAATGTTAGAACAGGCGCAACAGACCTACATAACATGGCTGCTATCTTAAATAATCCCAGTAAGTTTGCTGATAAACTTGGTGGCATGGGCGATGTTTATTTTGATGAATTATCTTTTAAACGTTATTTGAGAAACATTGTTAATGACAAATATGTACCAGGGCAAGACCGTGCTTACTTTTTAAAATCACAAAAAAATCTAGGCATTAAAAACAGTTTACTTAAACAAGCCCGCCGTATTATGAGCGACTATGGTGCAAGTAGTCCAACCGAACGATCAAGTGTGAGCATGCGTCTTACTAATAGTTTTAGACAAGACGGCAAGTACCGCAGTGATTTATTTAAACCGTATGCATCGATGGTCAAGAACAAAAAACTTGTTCCTGTAGAGAAAAAAGGCATGGGTTTAGCGGCGAAGACTGCTATCGGAATGGTAGGCGGCTTTGGTTTAGGATATGCAATCGGCCGCAAACTAGGCTAACCAATAACTCTATAAAAGCACTGTTTAACAGTGCTTTTTTTATGACTTCGAGATAAATAAATGTAAGGTCGTAATAAAAGACCCAAATTTTTAGGAGAAATAAAATGGCAAGTATCACTCGTGTTAACGGTGGTGTTCACAAGCAGGGTTCAGCACAAGCTGGAGCAATCTCAGCTGATGAACTAGTAATCCAAAATGGTCCAGAGTTGGACTTCTTTAAAATTATTGCTACCAATGGTTCAAGCGAAGTAGTCGATATTCGCGCAGAGCTAGAGGTTGGCGAAGCAATCGAAGCTATGTTTTTCACAATTCAGACAAAAGCTAACATTGAAATGTACCAAGTAGAAGGTGACACAACTGGTCAAGTATCAGTAGCAGTTTACCCTGCAGGTGCATGGACAACATCAACACTACAGACAGCAATCCGTGCATTGGGTGCGTCTGTTGGAACAAACACTGTAGACTTGAGTGGAACCGCAGTTACATCTAGCGGACTTGAGTTTGTTTAATAATTAAAATTTTTATAAAGGAATAAAAAAATGGCAGGCGTAGTACAAGTACACCCATTCGTAGACTACTCAACAGGAACAAGTTTCTCTGGCAAAGGTTTAATTCAGTTAACTGTAGATTTGGCAGTTAACGCAACAAACTTTGCAACAACAGAAAATGGTCCTCTTGATTCAGTAAGAGAAGTAATTAACGAGATTGAAAAAGTAGCAACAATCCTCGCAATGAGTTCAATCAGAAGCGACGGCGCAAACGCTGGTCAGGTTTTCGATGTTATCCTTGAAGGTAACTTCGGAAGTGACGACTATAATGGCGATGGCTCAGCTACAACATTAGCAGCTCAGCTACAAGCTAACATCAGATTGCTAACAGCAGCTGGTGAGAACGACGTTAACTTGAGTTCAGCAACAGTTATTAATCACGCTGATGCTCCAACATTCACAGTTAAATAATTAACTGTAACATAATATTAAAAGCGGTGTTTTCGAGCACCGCTTTTTTTATGAGTTAAATACACTTATAATGAAACATGCATCAAGTTTGTGGCAGGATCATCCTGGCATTCACCCTATAAAATTAAACAAACTAAGCCCAATGAGCTATCATTTTGATGACCGCTGGCGTTTGCGTGACTTGCCTAGGTTTGAACAGGGAGGACTATGGTATCCCTTGCTATACTACAAAGTAACTCCTGAATGGTGGAATACAAAGTTTAAGAGTTGGTTTGGTGCACAACCAGCTTGGCCGCATATTAATCCACCCACTATTAACGAGGATGACATGATATGGGCATTAAAATTAGGTAGTAATAGGTTGCAGGTATTACAACACCTGTGCTATACTAGTGCCGACGCAATATGTTTTGATGATGTAAATGATCTTATTAAACTAGGATTTTATCTCAGAGACGAGGATCCGCTACATGCTTGAACAATACAAAGAAATATGGGCTATTAAAACACTAGTAGACATTACGAAAACCAATGTTGTGCGTGGTACTGGTAAACTCCGTAACCAACAACGAAACTTTGAAACTCTACTACAGACTGTTAATATCTTATCACAAGCCTGGGAGTTTGGTGGGCCACCTAAACGAGAAACCTGGGGTGAATTTCAAAAAGCATTTAAAGACACTGGAGTAGCCTTTGGAACAAAGCACGAATTCTCACAAGAGATGATGGTTGATCTAAACGTATGGACTTGGCGATTTGGCGTAGAGCATTCAGAAGTATTTGGAAAACATGGTGAGTTATTGGTTAATCAACTACATAATATTCCTGTTATTACTGAGTTAGATGAAAACTGCCACTTAGACGTGCCTGTATTTGATACACAGAGCACGGAAAACCGTAATGTGCTAATAATATGTGAAACTCTCTTGTAGATAAATAACGTTGATGCTATAATACACAGGCACAACTATAGGCACAAAACAGGCAAACGAGTAAATAACCAATCAAGCATCACCCAAAGAAACGGTGAGAACGGTAACATGTCAATAAAAGACATAGAAAAAGAAAATCTAGAAGCACACGTAGAGTTATGCTCAGAGAGGTACAAAGCATTGCACGATAAATTCGATGCAGTGAACCATCGTCTTGACAAGCAGGAAGCAATGTTGTCAGAGATTCGTTCCGCTGTCATTTCAAATGATCAAACTCGCAATAAGCAATTACTGACTTGGGGTGGTTCTTTAATCACTCTACTAATTTCTGCAGTCGGTGCCCTAGTATTCGTGATGCTAAAGTAAAAAACTTTTACATAACAACTACCTTAAACTAATAAATACATACATGTTAATAGAAGATATCATACCCGAAGGAATGGCCTGGGCCAAGCGTGGCAATAAAGTCGTGCGCAAATTTCGTTGCGCAGGCGGCAAACGCCATGGACGCATTGTTAGTAGCCCCCAGCAGTGTTTTGCTGCACCGGATATTAAGAAGCGTATGAAACTTAAAATAACCAAAGCTAGACTAGGATCTAGAATGATTAGAAAATCCAAGAAAACCAAACGGGTTAATCCAGCAAGCAAGCGAGTAGCTGCTCTTAATAGGACATCACGATGAAAATTAATGAGATCATAAAAGAAGGATACTATGAAATGCCTTCTATGGATAGAGAACGTTACACTGACTTGAGCAAAGAAGGCCTTGAAGGTCCGTTTATGACTCGCAGTGGTAAAGTAGTATACTATGATCCCAAAGAAGGAAGGTATTATGATCGTGACAGTGACATGTATTTGTCGCACGAAGAGTTCCAAGCATACGACAAAAGCCGTCCTGATGACTATACAATGAATATTAAGATGCCCAAGAAAGAAGCAGCGGCTAAAAATATAGCAGAGCATATTAATGAAACAGTTATCGTTAATGAAGTGCAGTATATTCTTAAGGCAGTGCAGGGCTTTACTGTAACACTAGGTAACATGGAAGATCCTAGACAAGAAACACAACTTAATTTATCAGATAAAAAAATTGATATGAGTGGTCCTCAGGGGTATATTACAATTACAGACGAGTTAAGTCCAGCAGAGCGCACAAACTTGTTGCGAAGAGCAACAGGTTCTGTTGTTGACGTACAAGTCAGTAACATGAGATAATATGAGATTTACAGAATTTAAAAAAGGTATTAGTGTCGCTATTACGAACGAGGAACAGGAAATTCTCGAAAAGATTCGTGATCAGGGCGACATAAGCAAGAAGAAGCTATCAGAGCGTGAACAAGTGATCGCTAATCAATTAGTCAACAAAAATATGATTGTTAGGAAAAAGGTCAATGACGATATCACATACCGGAAGTCATCTTCGCCAAACTATTGCTAGTATTGTTGACGCTACAGATTCGACAATAAAGATCCAAAAACTAGACGATCAAGTGCGTGTTAACCAGACAATTATCTGTCAACAGGGTTATAACTTTGTGATATCTGGCAGGCACGAGCGATTCTTTCTAAAGAAGAGTGCAGTAGCATTTGCTATCTGTATAGAATCTAATAAACCTGATGTTGCTCAGAAAATCAAATACTTGGACTCCAGATATCAAAAACTAACTGAAGACACTACTAACTACAAGGCAATATATGCCAGTACTAGAGATGAAATTAAAAGAATAACTATGATCAATAGATTAAGTGAGAGTTCTCCTAATCTCTATGCAGTTAAACATCAACTAACCCAAGCATTAAAATCAATTAAAATAGCATAAATACTTGCAACCTAGCTAAGGAAATAACATTATGAATCTTAACGACTTGATCCCAACTCCGAACAGCAAGCAAATTGCTGAGGTATCCCACAAAGTCTTTGGTCGTTCCATTAATGTGGAATCACTAACCAAAGAAAAAGCACAGTCATTGCGCGAAACATTTGCAGCAAGACTCGGTAAATTAGAATCTAAATTAGGTGCCAATATAGCAAACAATCCAACATATTTAGAAAACAAGTTATTCTTGGAAACTCTAGACACATATCTTGGTGAAGACGACGAGATGAGCGATGCTGCTCGTGAACTAGAACTATTTGCTGAGAACGATAGTGATTTGTATCAGCGTAGTGCTGTTCCGATTATGCGTAACCTAACTCGCAAGTACCGTAAAGGTGTTTACGATCCTGAACTTGCTGTTAAACTATGGAAGTATCACGCAGACCGTGCCGCTAAAGCATATAGCGAACAGCATAGCACAGGCGACGATTGGAAGACAATGTTTACTCCAAGAGATCGCATGGAAATGGCCAAGAGCATGGAAGATAGCTGGAGATCAGAAATGGAAGCTGGTAACTTTATGGAATCAGCCGAAGTTACAGAGAGTGTTATTGTTGAAGGTGAAATGGAAGCAGCAGAACAAGTTATGGCTTCCAAGAACATGGTGGATAAGATCCAGGGTATGGTAGAAGATTTAGGCGGAATGCTTAATGAAGATCTTCCACCATTAACAGACAGTATTCGTGATAACATGGATTCAGCAATGGCAGAACAGTTTAATCTTGCAATGCAACAGGTACTTGCTAATGCTCTTGAAGGTATGAGACAGACCAGAGAGCAAGTTGATGCCGCTGCAAGAATTTTAACAGGCGAAGCTGGTCCAGAAATGATGGGAGCACCAGTTGAAGCCCCAGTTGAAGAGCCAGAAATGGAACCAACAACTGACATGGACATGGAAGCACCTGCAGAAGAAGACTTTGCAGCCGCGGACGCCGCACAAGATGGTCAAGAAGAGCTAGGCAGAGCCCGCCGTTAATGAAAACTTTACTTGAATACATTGATGTAGTTGTAGAAGAAACTAGTCCAATTAATATTATTTTAGCAGTTGCTGAACTAATGCGTAAAGAAGCTGACGCTAGTCGTGAAACAGCAAAAACAAGCATCTTTGTATTTTTAGACAAGTTAAAGAACGCCGGATTATCTATTGATTATCCTGGGCTTAAGGCCTATTATGATGCTGATCCAAGATTATCCAATGTTATACAACAGTTTAACGACCGTGAGATTACATTTGTTGGCCAAGGCGATGAAGAAGAGATGCCTGATACAGGAGCACCAGTTGGTGAAGTTCCACCAGAGAAAAAAGTAAATCAGATGGCCAAAGCCGCTCTTGCTAAACGAGAGAGCATTGGCGAAGACGAATACGCCGCACTGGATAGTTTTACAAACAACTTAAACTTATCTCCAGAAGAAGACGCTAAGATAGCAGCAGGCCCAGATACTTACGAAGCTGACGAAAAACTAATGGCTAAGTTAATGGATCACTTTAAGGATGAAATGCCTTACGGAACACAAACAGGCAGAGACGGCGACCCGTATGAATTTATATTCCAAGAATTGGATAACATGGGATTAATTAAAGAAGAAGTTGAACTTGATGAAGCAAAAATTAAGGAGTTCAAAAAGGGCGATAAGGTCACTATTAAGGTGGCTAAGTCCATTGAACCTGAGATGCAACGACTAAGAAAAGAACTTGGTGATACTATTAGCGGCACAGTTATAGGACAATCAGGCCTGATTGTTATGGTAAAAACTGCTAAAGGTCAGATAAATCCTCATGTAAAAGATGTTATGAAAGAAGAAGTTGAACTTGATGAACGCAAACTTGATAAAGCTGAAAAAAGTAAAATGAAGCATTATGAAAAGAAAATAGACAAG